GATAATCATTCCTAAATCATCAAACACCATGTTAGAGTGTCCGACTTCAGATAGGAAGTCGCTTCCAAATCTAGGCTTTATATTTATAGTATTTATTGGCATTTATTATAATTCCGTAAACTCTCTGTTTGTAGCTGCAAGCCAATCATAGGTTTTAAAGCTAGTTCTAACCATCCCAATTTTTATAGACCTTTGGCCTATAGTTAACCCGTCAGGTATTGATTCTGGAGAAGCTAAAATTATTGTACCATTAGTTGTTACATCGTACAAATCATCTTCGTACTCTCCATTTTTATCTAATATATATTCTGCAGTATTACTGTCTGAATCTATAGATATTCCGCTAAGTTGCCATGACATATTTAAACTCCTTATTTAATTATTTTAAATGGCTGGTTTGGTTCATAATAGTTAATAGAACTTCCAGACACTATTTTAAATCTTAATTCATATAATCTTTCGGGGTATAAACCTTCCATCCACAAATCTAAAAAGTTTCCATCAGAATCACAACTAACTCTTGTATATTTTGTATCAAAAGGTATTACAGTTTCTTGAGTTTTAGAATCTACTAAAGAGTAATAAGAACTTGATGGTAAGTATTCTACTACTAAAGCTTGAGAAGATGTACCATAAGTTTTAGCTTTATATTTTTCTACGCCTCTAACTCTAAACCGACTTCTAGAACCAGAATAGTATGTTCCTCGGTTATTATCTACATACAAAGTTATATCTTTATTTTGTACATCTAGAGGGTCCATGGTTCCAGTACTAAAAACAGAATCATCCCAACAAACTTCTAATTTAGGTTTGTATATAGTTTTTGTTTCGTTAGAAAAGTACAGTAGACTTCCATATCTTTTAGAATCATTTTCTTCTATTGGGTCTCTACCAACTAAAAAGCCTTGGTTTCCAGGAAGCCATTTGGCTCCATCAAAGAATATTGAAACGGACTTTGAAACAGATGCTCTAACATCATCAGTTTCTTGGTAGCTTTTAGTTACAAAACTTCCAGAATGGAATGTACTACCTGTTGTGCAACCATCTAAATTACCATTCCATCTTGTAGCAGTATTCTCTCCGTCTCTATACTTCCAACTAGCACCCTCTTTTACATAAGGATTGTTAGTACTTCTTCCAACACCCATATCCCAAGATTCTGAAACTGGTGCTATTGCTAAATGGTATTCAATAGGTATATTTTTAGCTTCTGTAGCAAATAAGTTTAAATAGAAATCCATTGGGGTTGCAGTACTTCTACTTATTTCCCCAGATTGTATCGAAGAAGATATCCAGTCTAAATCAAAATCTACTAATATTCTAGTATTAGTAACTTGTGTAGTTCCTGATGAAGAAATAATTTTTGTTATTTCTAAAATTTCATCTATTCCTGTGTTAACGGATTCAGAAACTGCTGCGCTGTATAAAGTTGTATCTTTTCTTGGAAATATACTAATTATCATCCTACAATTTTCCCTCTTATATCTTTTTCAGGATATCTAACTTCAAAAATCATTGGGTCTTGGGATGGGTATATTATATTATTAAAAGTAGCATCATCTATATCATAAACATTCCCTGAATATCCAGAATCTATACTTACGTTATTTTTTACTACTAAATTACTAATTGTTTGTACGCCTTCAACCCTATCCATTTCTGCTGAAAGTGTTGATATCATGATTGGTTGATTAAACTGCCACTTATCTAAGTTAAAATAATCTTTAACTTTTTCTATAACTTTAATTAGAACTTCTTTACCATTGTAACTAGGTAAGGGTAAAAGTTCAAAGTCTATACCTACATTAACGATAAAACCATTTCTTATATTTATAGCATCTGTTAGTATCCTATACTGCTCTAAATACTGTTGAAGGTTTTGTTTTGTTATATCGTTTACATTAGTTAACCTCTTGTCCGAATTGTAAGTTAGTACGTACAAATCTAAAGCTAAAGGATTTGATTCTACAACTTCATCTGATGCTACAAAATCGTTTTGCACTATAAAAGCTTTTGCAATACTTCCGAACCTAGGTGGCATAGCATAAACTCTAGCTAAATAATCCTCTTTTGTTACTGCCCTATTCTGAGTAGAATAAGAACCTAAAGCATTATATCGAATCTCTTCAACTGTTTCTTCGTCTCTACCTCCGGTTGCTGGTTGTGGGTTTGTTACTGCTAAAGAATCTTTTACTGTTGTTAAAGTGTCTCCATTTAAACCATCTTCGTCCATAGAAAAGTCTACGGAATTTATTTTATTTAGTACTCCAGAACCTACATTAGCAAGTAATCCTCCACCTTCTAAATACTTAACTGTTAAAGTCGTATTCTGAGGTGCTTGACCATAAGCTTTAGTAAACATCATATTTGCAGGGTCAAAAGAAACATCTAAAGAAGCTTTTGGACCTCTATCTAAAGAATTACCAATTATTTCTGGATTTGGTATTATTAGTTCGTCAGGGTCTGTTGATATTCCCGCTCCAAAGTAAAGTTCTGTTTTATTATTAAATGCTAAACCAGTAGTAAACCTTCTTGCAGTTCTTCTTAACTTCAATAAGTAAGGAACTTCTGCTCTTTGGGCTTGGGATTGGGGAGCATTAAAACTATCATTAGCTATTTCTTCAAAAATAGTATCTTGAGCTAAGTAGGGTACTTCATACCATCGATTACCATCACTGTCAGTTACAGAATCTATTGTTATAACTTTTGTAGAGTTTAATCTAATTTTATCAAATTTTATTGGAGTAGTAAATTGGAAAGTTTCTTCTTTTTCTTCTCCTGAAACTGCTTTTATAGATTTTTTTAGTAGGTAAGAAGTTGGGTCTCCTGTTTGGTCGTCGATAGTATATACAGATACTGTCGTTGGGTCGAATGAAGAAGATGCTGCAAAGTCACAACCAATAACACTAGTATATTTTATATCCGCATTTTCTTCAGATTCTATAACCATACCAGGGTCGAACTTTAAAGCATAGCTATAATCCGGAGCAGCTGTACCTCCAGTTCCTACTGTTGGTAGTATCTGATAAACTTCTAGATTCACATAAGCAGGAGTTACTGCTTTTGCTTTATAGCCTAAAGCTCTAGCCATATCTACTACATTTTCTCTTTCTTCTGCATGAACTAACAAACTTTCTTTAGCTTGATGGTCTACGTAGTAAGATAATACATCTCCAACATAAGCAGCCATTTCTATAAACATCATACCTGGTGATGATTCATTAAAGTCATTGTAAGTATCTGGAAAATAGCTTTTTGCAAAATCAATTAGCCTTTCTCTAAAGCCTCCAAAGTCTTTATTTAGGTACTGTACTGGTTTATTACTTTTTTCTCCTGGCATATCCTAAAACTCCAAAACTAGACTCTGTGGGTCTAATGTATTATTATATAAATTGTAATCTATTCGCAATAGTATTTTATTATTGTCTAATTCATCCATTCCGAATTCTACTCTATCTAAAGTTATATATGGTAACCAAATACCTACTTGGCTTCTAATTCTATTCTTTAGATTTTCTACCATTCCTGGAGTTGCGTTTTCAAATAAAGCTGAATATATTCCACATCCAAATGTTGGGTGGTAAACTCTTTCTCCTTGGTTAGTATAAACTAAATTTCTTAAGTTTGCTTGGGCTTGTTGTGCTGAAGTAAATGATTGGTTAAATTCTCCTCCAGCAAATCTATTTCCTACAGATTCGTCTCCATGAGCAAAACTTCCAGATTTTGGATGTGTAGTATTATAACTCACATTCCCGGTTAAAGGCAATGTTATCCCTATAGCAACATTACTTTCTTTATCTAACGGATGTATTCTGGTTTGTTGGATTGCCATTTACTACTTCTTTTTTTTCCAAGCTTTTACTACTCCACTATAATCTCTTGTTAAAGCTTTTTCTACTTCACTACCAGATTCTACTTGGTGTTGCAATTCTGGAGGTATCATATTTATAGGTCCTCCTGCTCCTTCCATATTTTGCATTTGTGCAAATTTACTTCTAAAGCCACCTACATCGGCACTGGTTAAACTTGCTACAGTATCATACTCTTCAGTAGCACTTAGAGCTTCGTTTATTAATGGATTTTTTGTTAGTGGTTTTTTAATCTTATTCTTTTTGACAGGTTGGCTACCGTACTGTTCATTCAGCACGTTCTTAATTTCTCTTTTTACAACCTCTCTAATAATTCTTACTAGTTCTTTTTTTGTCATGACTATACTCCCTATCCTATATAAATATAAGTCTGCCGAGATTTTAAGTAGATTGATTGGAATTATTATGCTATTCCGGGAACCGGTGGAAGTGGACTGGACATTGGTGGTGTTAGTATAGTTGGCGTTGCAAGTAATTGTGTTGTTATAGCAAGGTCTAATAAACTTGCCACTTGTGGTGCTTCTTTATATGGTTGGGTTGCAAAAGCTTGTGCTAAAGGTGCTGCTCCGGCTCCTGCTCCTGCCGCTCCCCCCATTGGAGCTGTTACTATTACTCCCGCTCCAGATGTATTGTAACTTGCCGCTTGAAGTTGAGTTCCTATTGCATTTGCTACTGGCGTCCATATACTTACGTTATTAGGTGCACCATTAAACAGGTTCTGAAAAGCAGTTCTCCAAACATTTTCGATTGTTCCCGCTGATATTGATGTTGATGCCGCAGGTAAACTATTTGGCTTTCCGGTATTTATTAAACTTACCGTTTCCGAAGTAAAAAATTGTGCAGCATCATCAACACTTCCTGCACCTTTATCCATAAGGTAATTAGTAACGTTAGATACAAAAGATGGTGAACCTAATGGCATACTATTGCTCCAATTGGGCCCATTTAGATTTTACTTGAGCTATAGTTCCAGGTACGGATGGGTGGGGGCCTGTTGGACCTACACCAGTTGGAAAAGTTCCTTGAGAAAGTTTTTCAACGTCTGCAATAAGGTCTTTTATAATATCCATCATAGCTGAAAAATCTGCTTTCCATTCTGGTGTGACTAAGGCTAAGCCTTTACCTCCACTCATAATAACATAATCTGTTTTACTGGTAAATAGAAGTCGGTCTGCACATAGAATAACTTGACCTTTATTAAATTGTGGTGGTGCATCAGATACTTCTTTTGGCATAGAGTTCTCTACTTTTATACCAACTTCCTGAGTACTTGTTAACATTATGGTAGAAGCATCTTCGTTAATATCTTCTGTATAGTAATCACCTTCTCCAGTATGTCCATTAGACATTATCACTATAGGTGCACCTTCTTCTCCACCTTCCCATAAGTGCGTAGTTGGACTTCCTGCAGCTGTTGACCCTAATCTTATACCAGAACCAAAACGACTTTGAATTAAATTATCCCCTTCGAAAAGATTTAATCTAGGTACTAAATCATCAGTAGCATACTCCCCAATTTCAGGGTCTGTAGAAGAAGCAGCTATATTACCTACAAAATCTGTATTAACTCCTGTAGAGCCGACTATTATAGAAGAGAAGTGGTTGTGGTTTGCTTTAGTCTCTCCAAAAAGGTTTATGGTACTTATGTAATACATATCCGTAAGTTTTCTACCAACCCCAAAACCTGAACCTGGTCCTTCTATTAATAGAACATACTCACCAACTACTGGTGTTGTATTACTATGCATATTTAAAGGCTTGTACCACCTTAATGTACTTATTGGTTTATTGAATTCAGAATGTAATCTTCTAGCTAAAACTGCACCAACATCTCTGTTTAATTCTGGAGCGAATTCACTATGACTTTCGTCCAAAATAACTTCGATAACTTCTGCAGCTTCTATTATTCTAGATACAGTTGAACCTTTAGTATCTGCTCCAGATTTTCTAGATTGTTTTACGCCCCTTTCTTTATACCCCATTATTCATTATCCTGTAATTCGTTAATTGATTCTATTAACTGTTTCTTTTCCTCTTTTGTTAGAAGAACGTTTTCCTCAGTACTACTAGTTCTGGCCATTGCTCTCTGTACTACTGCTGCCATTTTTACAAGGTGTTCATCATTCTTTACTGAAACTTCCATGTACTCCTTTATCAGTGGTACTACTATAGTAGCATCACCAATATTTTTAATCATAGGTTTAAGTTCCCGAATAAGAGCATTTATTTGTTGCTCTTTTTTCTTAGAAGTCACATAAATATCTTCTAATAAATCAGAAAATGTTTTACCTTTAAATATTTCTTTATTACCATCCATAACAAATTATCCCTTTAGTATAAATATATACAAACACAAAAAAATACCCCAATACAATAAAGTACTGGGGTATTTAACCTATATAGTTAATAAAAGATAACTATTTCTTAGTAAAAAATGAGCAAACTATTACTAATACTACTAAACCTATAAAACCACCATTTGTAAGTGTTTCTAAAAGTGATGTAATGTTAGCAACAACGTCCATTCCTAGAATCGAAGTTCCAGTCAATACGAACCATAAAATTGCTAGAGGAAGTAATCCCATAAATATCCCTGATATTCCTGAAATAAATCCATTTACCATTTTAAATACTGAATCCATAAGTATTTCTCCTTATTTCTTTCTGGTTATGTGGCAATATCGCCGACCAATTAGAGAGCACCATTCCTTTATTAGCTTAGAATTTGAAACCAAAACCTAATGTAAGGTTTATCGTTTCATCTCCTGCACTATAAACAATTGCCGGGTCAACATATACATTATCCCTTAATGTAAACATTTTACCCATACCTAATGTCATCTCATCAAAATTGAGACCATTCATACCAGCATGTACAAACATACCGTTCCAAAAATATCTAGCATAAAAATCTAGATTCATATCAGCGTCCGCATCTACTTGTGATACAGAACCACCAATTAGTAGTGCATCCGTAAATGCATATCCTACTGATGGCGAAACCGCCCAGTCAGTCCAAGCTGTATTAGCTACATCACCTGTTCCAACGTAAAATGTTCCTTTTGTGTTTTGTGCTTGTGATAGCATAACTGTTGCTACCATACACATTGTTAAAATAAAATTTCTCATATATAAAATCTCCACTTTTTGTTTTTAAATCTAAGTTAGTGGGCTCTCTAATTTTTTATAGTTTAATAATCATAAAACTATTTTATTTTTTTCGTATAAGTCATAAAGCTTTACATATTCTTTTTTAATTTCGTTTACGACTTTTGTTATATATTGGGTTTTAGTCCCTGTCATTTCCCTTATCATTATATAAAGGGCTTTCTTATTATAATTTTCTATATTATCTCTTGTTCTAAATAATTCTAATACAGCGTAAGCAATTCTCTTATCTCTATCTCCTCGGAATTTATCTGGTACTATAGAATCATAATGAATTATAAATCTATCCATAAAATCCCTCATCCTTTGGTCTTTATCTTCTCTCTGAATTTCATTTACTACATTTCTTTTAAAATCTATCAAAGTCAAAGGTGCTTTAGTAATTATTTTTCTATAGGCTTTATTATTATTTTGTATTAAATAATTTTTAGCAACTATACTGAAGTAAGAAAAAGCTTTTCCTTTGTCTTGTGTATACTTTGGTAATTTCTCCAGTAAAAAAGTAATTACTTCATACTTAACGTCTGTAGGAGAACCATCCATATAATAGAATCTAAATCTATTAATTATATTTTCAGCCAACTTAAAAAGAGGTTTATGTATGTGTTCATTATAAATCCTTTCTTTTTTAGAATGGCTGTACTCCAAATTATAAGCTACAATAGCTTCTTCGGTTGTTTGGGTAAAGTACATTTTACTCTTTCTAGGTCTACCTCGCTTATTTAATACTACAGCATCTTCTTTTTTATTTTTAAGTTCTTCATAGAACGCTTGAACCGGGCTAAGCCTTTTGTTTGCCATATTTTTCTTCTAATTCTGCTATTATATTTTTTATAGTTTTGAATGTTTGTCCAACTTCATCGTCCGATTCAAAGCCACCTTTACTATCGGCTTTTTTCATACTATCAAAAGCTCTTTTCAAATCTAATTCTAATTTAGTAACAAACTCAATATAGTCCATGAGTTCATTATCCATACTTTCAAACGTGTCTTCTACTCGCTCATTTTTACGGAGAAGATTGTAAGTAGAATACCCTAATGTACAGCAAAGTATTCCTAATATTATTATAGTGATAACCATATTATTCTTTAAAAAATCCCTTTAATAAATCTTGTGCACTTTTATTAGAGTCCGAGATAACCGACTTCTTATTATAACCTTTAGTAACCTTATTTATTGGTTTGTCTCCCTTTTTATTAACTGCCGAATCATGTTCTATTCTAGAAGCCATGTGGTCAGCGTGATGTAACAAAATTGGTAAATAAGTTTTTAATTCTTTATCTGGATTATAAGTTTTTAAATAAGGTTCGTTTGCTTGGTCATATAAACCATCGTGTAATCTTATAGCTAAACATTCTTTAGCACTGTACTTTATACCGAACCGATTCAACAAGTATAATCCTCTATCAGGAACTGACATGTGGGTTAACTCTGGATTAAAAGCATAAAGCTTACCTTGGTTTTTCCTATGCCAGTCACTAGGATTAGGAATGTAATAGTCATGCTCTTCATCACCAACTTTACCTAAGTCATGATTTAGAGCTGAGAAAATTAATTCCTCTCTAGTGAAATCTTCAGGGTTAGCTCCCATTTTTTTCCATGTTTCCCATAATAATAAAGAGCATTCAATAACTCTTAGTATATGGTCAACATAACCTCCGGCAAAACAATTGTGATAGTGTATTAAGCCAGATGCTGGAGCGATAGCCATTCTTTCTTCGAAATGCTTATACATTTCTAAAAGATTGGTTTTCCTTTCTCCTGAAAACTCCTCTTCTAATATACATATCAATTTGTCCCAATTTTTTACTATCTGTTCTTCAGTTAATTTCATAATTTTATTACCCTATGCTATCTATTAATCCTAAGTCTAAAGCCTCTTCAGCAGTAAGCCATAAGTCTGTTTTTGTATTTTCCGCCCACCATTCTGCATCTTTCTTCGTCTTTTCTGCTAATAAGATTCTAACCATATTCTCCATTTTATCTGCTTGTTTACTAGCAACTTTTAAATCTGAATACTTTCCTATTTGTACAGAAGAACCTTCGTGCAACATAATTGTAGACCTTTTAGAAGCTACTCTCTGACCCGTTCCACTTGCTAATACCAAAGCAGCAGCACTCATAGCTCTACCTCTACAAATTGTATTAACTTTAACATCTAATGATTCTATATAATCTATTATACCAAACATAGAATAAGCACAGCCACCATGACTATCTACAATTAAGTTTATAGGGTCTTTGCTATTCTCAGGTCTATTGTTTAATACAATTCTAAATTTTGCTATAATATCCGAAACTGTATACTCATCTATTTCACCATTTAAGTATATGATAGAATCGTCTACATTTAACGCATAATTAATTTCATCATACATTTTAGAATTATCCGCTACTACTTGTGGGATTTTTTCTTCTATTTGTTTTTTATCGTCGTATAAGCCCATAATTAATCAAATAATATTTTTTGTTTATTCTTACCACCTATTTTTGGCTTTGGAAATGCTATTTCTATTGAACTATTCGCATAGCCTAGTGCATAAGCCATTCTAACACACATATTCCTAAAATCAACGCAAGTTAAATCCGAATTAAGTTCGAATGTTAGTGATTGTGGTTCTTTAGAGCTTCTGCCTCTTGTATAAGTTATTTTATCCATTATATATCTTTATCATCAGCAACTTTTTCACTATCGTAAATCATAGCATAACACATATAGATAAGATTTACTAAAAATGACATAACCATAGATTCTGCAAAGGTTATTGTTGCAAACCCAGCTATAGGTGCTAATAACCAATTCCAAATTAGGTAATATGGAAGCGATACCAGTAACCAACACATAACTATCATTGATATAACCAATAGTATTGCTCCAAATAAGTTAATTAAGTCTTTCATATAAGTTTTTCTTTAATACCTATAATATAAGAAATCTTTTCGACATAAAAAAATATATTACAGGAAAGTTTCATTACCAAGCCGGATTTGGCTTTTCGATGTTCATTATTTTACCATATTCGTTATAATTGCAAGTTATTTCCATGTCTGGAGCTATCTCTACTTCAGCATAAATGTAAACTTCTCTATCACCTACTATTTTAGGTTTTGCTGTAGGTTTTAATGAGTGGTTATGATACTGACCTAAATCTGTCAAAGCATCTTCTGTCCATTTAGCAATATACTTACCATTCACCATTCCTATTAGAGTATAGGCTAACCCAATACACTCTCCGGCCTTAATAGTCTTTTTAGGAAAAATTCCAAGACCTTCTATTTCTGACTTTTTAATTATTATACTCACTTGCGCACTCATTCATTGAATATCTAACCCCTGATGTTATTCGACTTAGACAGTGTAACGTGTCATTCTTGTATACCACAGCACAACCTTTTTCTTTTGGTGCAGATATGTACCCATTAGTATCTTTTATTCTTAAAAACCCACCTTCATAGTCAGAAGGCTCAGACAGTTGGATTACAGATATTAATTTTCTATTTTTATATCCTTTAGCTACGTCTTTATGGATTTTGTGCTTACCACCTTTAACATACTTATTAAAATATGTAGGACCTTCTGGTTGTAAAGGCTTACCATACACACTTTGAAAAATACTACTCCACATATCTTCTAAAAAACCAAAAGTTTTATGCTTTAAACCAACTACAGTAGTTTTTCTGTGTTCGTTATCTATTGTCTGTTTAAATTTAGATGTATTATCCCACTTATTAACTTTATAAACTTCTGGAGTACCATCATCAGTAGTTTTATGGGGTTGTTCTTCCCACCAACGGATTAAATCAGATATCTGCTCTTCAGATATTACATTTCTAACAACCCAAAAACTATTATGAGCTTCGACTACCATACTGTTCTACATATTCTTTTGGAAATTTTCCGCTTGCTACTTTTCTTAGTTTACTTAGTTCAGTTTCTATAACTTTTTTATCTTTTTTCCACCTAGCTTTTAATAATTCTTTCTTAAGCTTATTTATAGATGTTATAGCTTCTCTCTTCAGTCTATCTTTAACCCTAGCAGGAATTCTTTTCGGCTTTTTAACTTTGGTTGGTTCTAAAGTACCTTTTAATTTAGGTTGTTCTACTCCTTTGTGATATACTTTGCCATCTTTATCAACAAATTGTTTCATAAAGTGCCATCCGAACGGTCTTCCAGTAGTAACTCTTGATTTTGTTTCTTTTGGGGGCTCTACCATTTCCTGAACGCAAGACCAACATGTACACGAAGTAGCTTCATAAGAAACTTGTTGCATTTGACCGCACCTTTTGCAAGCCATATACCTATATTTAGATTCTGGGTTCTGATTCCACTTGGTTCCTTTCCTATATTCTATAGCCCATTCACAGTTTTTATCGTATTGTTTTTGATTTAGAATTATAACTTTAGATTGTCTACTTCTACCCTTAATTTTTGGGATTTTATTAGATTTTTTTCTTACCATAATAACTTATTTTTTATTTATTCTTTTTTTTCTCCATATAAGTCGCCAGGACCTCCTCTTAAAGACCAACGACCATACGTATCTTTTCTAGTATTGTCTTTTAAGAACTTTTCAATACTTTCTATTTTCGTTCTCAGTTCAACATCATCATATTTTATAACTTTTTCAATAATTTGGGGTTCTATAACTTCATCCTCTTCGTCTAAGTCATTTTCTAACCTTATTCTCTCTTTAGTTTCTGGAGTTACTACTACATTATCTTCCATAGCTTCTCTTATTTCCTCTATTTTATAAGGTTTGTTATATTCTAGGCCCGGAGGAATGTCACATTCAAATCTTTCGGGCTTTTTTATGCTAATTTGAGCAAAAGCCATATTCGCTGCTACGACCATTGCTATTGCCAAAGGGTCAAATACAAATATAATCAGCAACATAAACCAATTTACAATTTGCTCCATCGGTTTTCCTGTTAACTCAGCCATATATTTAAGAGGCCCCAATTCTCTTGCTGTTTCATTACCTATTTGTTGGTCTAATATTTTTATATCGTATGATGCTATTGAATCTGTTGTTGCATTTATTAACCCCGATATATTATCTCTCTCTTCAATTGCTTTGTTTAGCTCTAATTGCAAAGCTTTCCTAGCAGAAGTTGAAGATGTTGTTATTACCTGTCCTGCATCTTCTGAATAATAAGATACTTGAGTTGGGTTTGATAAAGAAACTCTTAAATCAGAAATTGACTTTACTAAAGCTGTTTTTTCTAAGGTTAAATCTTCTTTCTTTTCTACAAATATAAGTTTTTTAGCAGTTTGTATTTCAACTTGTTTCTCTAAAAACTGGGCTTGAGTATTTGTCTCTTCGAATGCTCCAGATAAAAATCCATATATACCTCCGGAAGTAATAACCATTAGTATAAAAACTGCTGATACCAAATAAGCTCTTAGCCATTTATTAATCGTACCCCAATACTGATATAGTAATGAAGCACATACTAACTTAGCAAATTCTAAGGTCCCGGCCATGATAATAACTTCAGTAGAAGCTCCAGCAAACAAATGACTTAATCCAAATACTGAGTAGAAAGCTGCCGATGCCGATACTGATAGTGCTGAAAATGCTATCAGAAAAGGAAGTAATCTTTTTTTCATAATTTCCTAAATGTATAATAATGTACTGTTATCATCTCCTTCTTTTTGTAGTGGTATTCACATTCAGAAAATACACCACCAAGGGATTGGAGCTTGTTTACCATATCGTCAAGTCTATTAATATTAGTAGAACTTATAACAAGGCTTTTATCCTCTTCAGACAAACTAACCCTAATAACATCATTATCTATTATCTTCAATAATTCATCAAAAGCAGCTTTAATTTTAGATTCTTTTATATCATTAATCTTTTCGAAACTTAAAAGTCTTTCACCATTATATATCCTTTCATAATAGTAATTATAGTCTCTAGTATCTAAAGCATTCATCCAATCAAAGAACTTAACTTTCTTGTTCTTAAAAACTTGATACCTATCTAAGTGATGTAATGAATCCCACATTTCAACTAAAGTAAGAGGCTTATTCTTTAAGCTATCTTCGAACTGCTTTTTTTCCTCATCACTTAAATCAGCTAAGAAGTCTAAATAAGTATCTACAGCATCTTCATCTTCGCTCCAAACACCAGGCTCTCTAGTAGATAATTTTTCAAAGTCTTCTTTATCATATTTCTTCCATGATGAGAAGTTTGGTTTATTTCTTTTTTCTATTAATCTGTTAAAGAACCCATCTAACTGACCTACTTCAGTTATACCATTAACGAACAGTAAAATTTCTTTTTCTGTAAGTTTCCAATCTTTTGGCTTCCCTAATAATTTGTCAAAAACAATCATAATAGTATTCTTATATCCTCTGTCTAATCCTCCGAAGCTTTGACGACATGGCTTCTTTTTGCCGTTGGGTCTGGGTGCGTATTACGCAGCCATTGCCATTTCAACTTGTTCGCCAGTTAATTGCGTATCGACCTTCCTTATACCCTTACTACCTGTCAAATCCAAAAACACCCCCATGCTTTAAATATCTTTTAGTGGAGGTGACGGGATTCGAACCCGTGTCCAAAATAGCAGCTAATACAAGTACTAGCGGTCTAATATAAATATCATTTTCCTTTTAAAAGGTCCTGAAGTTTTTTATGCTTATTGTAAAGTTTATTAGCTCTCTTAAAATCTGGTTTATTCTTAATCTTAGTAGCTATGTACTTTACTCGCAAATCAAATATACTATTCTTTTCATCTTTCCATTCGTCTACGTCAAAGTTTTCGTGGCCTTTGGCTAATCTGATATTAACACTTATTAGCTTAATCAGACCATCGATTGTTTTAACAACAGAATCATTTCTGATATCTTTAGTATCTATAGAATCAAAAAAAGAATTAACTGCACCTTCGAGCTTATAATTTCTTCCCACCCGATTTGCTTCTGTTATTCTTTCTATTATAGTATTTCTTTTTTGATTTACCATTCTTTTTCTTATTAAGTTCTTCTCTTAATAAACTAGCAATAAGTGTTTTATCTCCTAATGCTGATTTTGTTTGACTCAGGGTGCTACGGTAAAACCAATATGCACAGCCTAAGCCAAGAACAAAACCTAACAATGATGATAAAGCTATTGCTAATATACTTAAATATTCCATTAACTTTTCCCTTTATTCTTTTAGTTATTAACCTCGATAAGTACCAAACCCACCTTCAGTCATTCCTAAAGACCTTGCTACATTAAATGCATGTTTACCATCTTTTAATGTCTCCTGAATCTTATTAGCTTCACTAAAGGTTATACCTATCTTTTGACCAGCAATTCTCAAATATCCAATAATTGGTTGTTTAGCTGGAGCTACTGCTACTACGCCATGTGCCAATTCAAAATCTATAGATGCCCAATTCTTTCCGTACTTACCCGGGTCAAATGGTTTCTTCTGATTGTGCTTTATTGGTAATTGATTACCTGGTCCTCGTCTTGAGACGTTTCGTTGTTTATTATTAAACTTTTTCATATATATTAAATTAAAATTGATTACTATTTCGTTTTATAATACTTATACGTATTATATTTAATTATTTATTTATTATTTTATGTTAAATGTTTTTATCATAAATATAATAAAAATTTTTCACTTTTCAATGATGTTTCTTCAGTTATTTTTATGTAGATGGGCGAGAAGATATTAATTACTTCTATTATATGTTTTAGGTTCCTAGGAAGGTTTAAAACAAGTTTACGGAGAGCGACTCCCTAACCCATCTATACCTTAATTAGTTAATTCCTTTATTAACTTATTAGCTCTATACTCTTCTCCGATTTCTAATAACTTAGCACACTTTTCATATTCTTCAGTTTTTTCAAAATGCTTTATTAGTGTGTTTACTAATTTTATAACGTCGAAGTTCTTTGTAAAACCCTTGGGTCCTTTTTTCATCAATAGTTCATAGCCTTGCTTTACTGCCATATTTTGGAAAAAAGCAGCTACTTCCTTAAACTCTGATGGACTTAATTCTGGTATCATATCTTATATAAATATCAAATTATTATGACAAAATGGAATTAAAACCCATAATATAATCCATAACCTTATCCCAATTTTCTAGACCCGGTTGTCCAAAATGAATATGGGCTTTTTCTCCTACGCCATTAACAAAATCTTTTTGGCCTCTGTAGTCTGTATCATCTATTAGAAACTCACCTTTCATAAGACCTTTATTATGAGAAAGAATTATCTTCTTCCACATATACGGAAAGTGTTCTCCAATCCATAATCTCTTATCACTCCAAGCTGTAGGATTACCCCATGGTGGTGTTGAAAGAATATAAACATCAAAGTGTTCATTTAGAACTTTCATAGCTTCTTTAGCTCCCGGTATTAACGGTAAATCTCTAAAGAAGTTAGGTATTAAATCTGCTCTATTTTCATAAGCGTCTTTAATTTGTTGTGGGAGGTTATCTCTCTTCGTATGGAAGTCAGCAAGTACTCCGTCCATATCTACATATATTATATCTTTTTTCATATCTTAAATCGTTTAATTTCATTGTTAAAATAGAAGGCTAAGCAAGAAACGTTTCCCTTTCTTCTTTTGTGAGCTCACTCGTTAATAATTTAAATACGGTGGTTTTTCTCTTAGCCCCTATTAGTTATCTACCTATCCAAGAACCATCATCAGGGTCATTCTCAGATTCATCTTCCCAATCTGTAATACCAGGACAAAGAATAGTCCTTGGTAAATCGCATTCAGATTCTGGTATATTAAGTTCTGGTATTCGAACGGACCATCTCCTTAAGATTATCGGTCGGCCATTATCGTCATCGCCATCATCAGATTCATAGCAATCGAGTTCTGAAGGTATACCCATGTCTTTTAGTATTCCAATTATATCCTGACCTTCATACTGATTGTAAACTCTAATGTAAGGGGATTTCTGTTGTTCAGAAGCTACTACCGAAGAACCAATAAAGGTCATTTCGAATTTGGTGCTGTCTAGTTGAAAGCATATTGTATTGATTATATTCTGTAGGTAGTCCAGAACGGGTACCCACTTATCTAATTCGGTTGAATAGATGTTGCCATCTTTAATAGTATATTCCATTTTTTAAAATTTATTAGTTATTATATATTTAAATCTAAAGCCACTTTTTGATTCTCTACGAAGCCATATATATTCTTTTCGTAATTCTCACAGACTAGTTCGAACTCGTCATTATCATAAATAATGTCATTATCGCCCATACTATATTCATCAGTACACAGACTCATAGAGCTACGAGAAAGGGTTAAGAATATATTCTCATCTTCTTTAAAGAAATTAATTCGACCATAACCATCGTCATCGTGAGGGCCATCAAAGCCAAGAGTAGTTATGTATTGACACGTTTGGTCAAAAAGAATTTTACGTTTTGCGGTTTTAGTAAGTGTTTTATTAGTCATATTTCAAGTTTTAATTGTTATTAGTTATACTACTAATATAAGAAATCTTTAGTAAATACTACGATAAAATGAGAGACAATTTGTCGAAAAAAGGTGACAATTTGTCATAGTGCTGCTAAGAATACAGCAACCATCATGATTACGTATAGAGCATTCGATATGTCGATTTGTTTTGTTTCCATATTAATAAATATTTAATTTTTAATTGCTAAGTGTCAGTCTAATGTTAATCTTACGTTAAATTACCATTTCCATAAATTTTTTATTTGGTACACAATATACCCAATAAGGGGAGTACTAGCTAATATAGTTAGTAGGCTCATGTGAGGTTCTCCACAAGCACCCGTTAAGTGTTTTAAGAATTCTACCATACTAAAAGTCTTCAAATCCGTCGCACCATAGTTCTTCTTCTATTTGTGCTATTTCTTCTTTGGTAAATAAATTGTAACCTTCTATATAGTGAGTGTCCCCACCATTAGAATCTTCCTCCTTATGTAGGACTAACTTCCTATCACCAAATGTTAATTCGTATCGGTCTACATTCTTCCAATACACTTCTGATTTTCCTATTTCTACGTTTTCTAAATCTAATGCCATATTGTCTACTTTAAGTATTCATAAATTCTTGATTTGCTTAGGCCCATGTGCTTAGCTATCGACTTAACCGATTCGCCTTTGGCATACATTTGCTGAGCTATTATTGCTTTTTCTTTTGTTGTTTTTCCTTTAATTGAACTGTATATCATTTTATTAGAAATCCAATTCTTACCTTTTTTTAAACTATCTATTATTATTTGCATATCTTATATTCTTTTTTTTAATTTATTATCGGCCCCCGCCCGTTTTACTCTCGTGCGTTGGCGGCACGCTATACTAATCCACCTGCCAACAGGAACAGTAGTGCTATTACTGCTGCAATAATCGTCATAACAGCCATTGCAAACTTCTCCGTCTGTTTCTGTTCAGGGGTCATATCTTTCCATCCTTTAATCATACGTTCTTCTCTAAGTACTTCATTAGCTTCCACAAATCATTGTAGACTTCTAATCGGTCTTTACTAATCTTATGTTCATTATTCTTTTTGCAGTATGTCATTTGGGCATATATATCACCAGCCCAATAAACAACCTCACTCTTATTCCACTCTTTAGGTAGTAGGGGGTGTGTCTTAGTATTGCGATTCCAATACTGTTCACTAAACTCGGTCATTAAGTACTGCTCCCGGTCTGTGATAAGAAAGTCTTCAGCGTATCGAGACTTCTCAAAATCACCATCCCAACTTTTGGAAATTAAGAACTTACCGAATAGGGTAGAGAGTAAGGTCTCAAGAGTTTCTATATGTTTGTGATACACTTCGTACATACTAAGCTTCTTCTATTAGATTGATACCAACTCTCTCAACTACCTTATAACCTATATACTTAGTTTTGTAATACTCATTAGAATCACAAACTTCTGTTTTAGTAGCAGGTTCTAACCATCTGGTCTTACCATCAAACATTCTCCTTCTCACACTTCTTAACTGTTGGAAGTGATGTGAAAAACTACCACCCCTATCTGCAACAGGGTCATAGTCTTCTAGAGTGTTACGACCAGTCTGTAAGTATATGTAGTACTTATTCATATCAGTGTATGTAGCAGTACCCATATTAGCTACGAAGTCTAGTATACTAGTTGTTATCTCACCGTGTTTGAGTTCTGTATTATATGACTTCTCATTGCCAAATCTATCTATATATCCATTTTCTAATTTTTCTCTATTTGCCATATTTTTCTTTTCGTTACCTTTATTCTTAGGATTATATGTTATACTCATTTTCTCAAGTTTTTAATTATGTTTCATTCCTGATAGTACACCGTAACCTTTACGTGCACCTAATTTATTCATACGCTTCATAGTGGCCTGAGAGACTATCTGTATCTCGTTGCCGGTCTTATGATTGCTTATTCTTACACACCCATATGGTTCCACTGATGAGCAATTCACACAGTTGGTGAACCCTAAGGTTAACCTCCCCGAGGGGATTGTATTTCCACACTTACACTTCATATTACTTATTTTATTAGTGATAACTTTCATTACAATTACAATTAGCACATATCTTTACTAAGTCTTTGCTAGGTACAAACCCTACACAATTACCATCTGAATCATATCCGCTTTCTAATTCCTTTAATCGGTCTACATACTTTTGCTTAGTTTCGGCAGGTAAGCCGTAAACATTGCAATTGTGAATTAGCAAATGTAGTTGTTCTTCTGTTAGATTATTTATATCCATATACTTTATTAGTTAATTATTATATTACAATATAAGACTTTTTTTTCAATTTTCAACGATAAAACGGGAGAAAGTTATTAACAATTTACGCGAAGTTATTAACATCCCGAAACGTAGTTTCCTAGTGGGGTGTCCCTCCCTATATGAAAAAAATCACCTCCGATATGGGAGCGTACTTGCGCCCCTTTTTACAAAACGATTTTTCGTATGTTTACGTGAGTTGGGGAGCCCCTATCCTAAATGGGAAATCGAGCAGTTTTGCCATTTTGTCACAAAACCACCCGTATCACCCAAAACTTGAAAAATTAAGCTTCTTCCTCTACATTAAAGAGGTCTTCGTCTGTACCATCGTCGCAGTACTTCTGAATTATCTGTTTTACAAAGGTTCTCTCACTGTCTACTCCACCAGCATCATCATACTGAGGGTACACACATACCTCTGCTGCTTCTGATAGTGTAAAGCCATCGTATATAAGACTCGCTATCTCTACACTTGTTCTGGTACTTATACTAGTACTGATTCTAGGGTTATCTGTCTTAACCTCTGTTCTAGTAGCACCGCATATCTCAGCAACACTATTAAGAGAATTAGTAGGTACATCCGGATATAAATTCTTGAGCAAATCTAATTCATCCGCTGCACTTAGTGGTGTTAACTCTATGACTATAAATCTGTCTAATAGTGCCTTGTCCATTACTCTAGTAGATGTGTATTCGTTACCTATATTAGCAGTAGCTATAAACGTTACACCCTCTGCAACATTAATAGTATCTGAACCATCTTTCTCATCTAATCTAAGGTATCTCTGACCTTGGTCTAATACCGTCATTAGGATGTTCCAAGCATCTGGATGTGCTCTAGATAACTCATCTAGTAGTATCACTGCATTAGGGGTCTTTATAGCCTCCACAAATACAGATTCTGAGAAGTATGTACCTTTCTCTTTATCGAAGTGGGTATTACCAATTAGCACAGAACGTGGGTCTTGGGTAGCACCTAAATTGAAGTAGTATTCCGGTCTATCTAGTGCACTAATAACACTCTTAGCTGCCATGGTTTTACCACATCCAGCAGGACCAGTCATCATAATGTTTTTCCCACGCATAGCAGACCTAACCAAATACTTCCACGATAGTGGTTGCATTTTAAGAAGGTTTGGTTTTAGACCTACTGACTCCTTATGTATGAAATTCATAATTTCTAATTGTTCAGCAGGTACTTCCGCTGCAGGTTCTACATAATCTTCACCCAGTGGTAGTAACCAATCTGCTGGTTTAGTCTTTGTTACTGGTGATTTAGTAGCACTAGCATGGAAGAATTCTCCATCATCGCCATTACTATACGTAATCTTAACATTCTGTTTAAAGCTAATAGCTTGTTTAACCTTTCGGATTGAGGATTCGTCTAGATAACTTACTAGGTCGAATACTGTACCAGCTGCTGATGTGAACACAAGGTTCTTATTCTCATCCCTCGACGCCGATAAAATAAATTCATTTGTCATTTTTTTCAAGTTTTAATTATTAATCTTATATACTACAATATAATAAATCTTTTGTAAATACCACGATGTTTTCACTGAAAGTTATTAACATTTATCAGGTACTTATTAACAATCTATCCGTGTAGTTTGTCTTCGTATTTCATTTCCCAGTACAACTGAGCATCCTCGCAGAATTTATTAAATGCCGGATAGACATTATTTGGGTCTAATTCTTTAGTAGCAATTAGTTCAGGCGAACCAGTTATCTTCTTAAGATGTACCGATGCTAGTGAGCCAGATAGGCTTACTTCAAATAGACCTATAGTCCGCTTATTTTTCTTAGTATTATTAGTGTTAAGCATAAAATCATTTTTTATTAGTTATTAATTATACTACTAATATAAGAAATCCTAGGCTAATACCACGATAAAACAGGTGACAATTTGTCGAAAAACTAAGACAATTTGTCGAATAGGATTGGACAGGTGTGGACATGGACGGACTAATTTCACAAGGACTGGCTTGGACAGAATTGTACAGGTTTGGACATATTTTTCGCGTATAAAAAAAGAAAATACCAACGGGAAGGGGCCAACTCACTACCCCAATAATATACCATTTTTTTACACAAATTACCACATTATTACACTAAATTATGCCCATATTATAATTTTAACTGAAATAATACTTAGCTCTCAATTATGTGATAATATAAGTGCAAATCAGGTCTCTACCGCAGCAATAAGAGCTGTTTAAGAGACTATCTTTGCTTGGTAATCCAATCACCTATCAGGATAGTTATCCACATACCGAGTGCAAATCCACCCATACTAGAGAGTATCAGTGCTGCGTATATCATACCATCAATTAATAAATCTTGCATGTTAATAATCCTCGTCTGAACCTGTCATAATGTATTGTACTATAGCGAATGCTAAAAGGCCGACTATTGCCCATGTAACTACTTCCATATTGTTAATCTCCGCAACCCATATCTGTGCTATCCATTATCGCATCTGATAACTGAAATACGGGTTCTTTGTGATACGGTGTGTGCTGTTCTTCTTCTAGCCATATAGGTGTATCGTCTAGTATGTCTTCCTCACACTTGTGATTACATCCTGTACTTACTATTACTGCTGTTAGTACTAGTACTACTATTATCATCATCACACTCAATATCATTGTTGTTATTTTACTTTTCATTTTATTAACTCCTTAAGTTCTGCACATTTTTCATAGTCTTCTGCTTCTTCGTAGAAGTCTATTAGTATGTCTACTATTTCTGGTTCTTCTAGCTCTTCTGGAGTACATATTATTAGTACTGTTTTGTCTTCGTCACATAACTGTTCCCAAGTTATTCTTTTGGTGACAATCCTGTACGTGTTCCAATGTGCTTTAGACCAAGCTAGTCCTCCCTGTAATATATCACTTATTCTCTTCGGCATTCTTCTCTTCCGATTCTTTTACAAGCTTCTGAATAGTTTCCATATTACCTTCTGCTTCACTGATTTGTTTTAGCAATTTGTCACATTCTCCCACTACATTAGGATGTTCACCAACTCCAACTGCTGCAGTTAGATATATGTTTAAATTAGTGATAGCTTCTACTTTCTGAGCTTGGTATCTCACCATTAGTGCTTCTAGTATTTGTTTATTCATTTTCATTTTCCTTTATTATACCCCATTTTGTTCTTAACCATGTTCTCTCGTGGAAGAAGTATAATCCCATTTTTGTTATCACTTCTATTAAACTTACTGTAATACCTGCTTTGGGATTTCCTGTTACTATCCAAGTAATTAGGAATGTATCTAAACTAGCTATGGTACGCCATGTTAGGGTCTTTATAACGCTTCTTAATTTAGTTACTTTCATTTCTTTTCTCCACTCTTTTTAATTTACAATTTACTGAAGTACTCCATATCGTAGTACCTTAATTTCTCTCCGTGCTTCTCCCAACCTGTAATAGTTTCCATCCATATATCTGTTACTTTCTGAAAACCTATTGTCTCTTTTATCACTGCTCCAACTGTTCTGTGTACTGATTTCTTATCACCTCCTGCTAGTTTAAATACCTTCGGTTTCTCTTCGATTGACTTCTGGTACTGTATGCAGTAGTTGTAATCTGGCTTTCCGGCCATGTATCTTACTTCTCTCTTCCGATTTATCTTCGGTGTTAGTAGTATCTGTCCCATTTTTATCTCCTAATATTTTATTTAAGTATTTGTAATCCCAATAGTGTAAGTGCATGACTTTCTCTAAGAATCTAGTGCTGATTCGACTTTTTCCCAATAGAAATCACTAATAGCATGTTCTCCCCATTTAGGTCCACCCCACCAATGTCTAGCTATAGTTTCCCAATCTGAATGAGCATGGTGATGGTTCTTCCAAACTAGAAACATATCTACTGACCTATCACAATCCCATCTATCTGCTAAATCATACTCGTCGTATCCAAGTATTCTATTCACTTCTGCTACCATTACTGGCATTATTTGCATACATCCTGTGGCACCACTAGTGGCATTATATGCATTAGGTCTGTAACTAGATTCTACAAACATTATTGCGGATATTAGACTATCAACTTCGTTAATAAAATCGTCTATTTTCTGGATTGGACTTCGTCCACATCCACGTTCTACACAACGAGTATTGATGCTATCAATAACACAATAAATCGAATCCATTTCCATTATGTATCTTTGTTCCTGTTGTTCTATTTGCATTCGCAAACCATCGCTTATTTTATCCGCGCGCCAACACATAATAGCTAGTACCGCGACGCCGATTAGCATTGTTATATTAATTTTTCTATTCATTTGTTTCATATTAATCATTATTTATTTCCTTAAATTCTACTGATGGTATGAGTTCACAGAATAAGAAGGTTCCGTTAGCTAAGAATACCTTATCTATTGTTTTACAGTTACTCCTGTACCATTCAACATAACATTTAACCATTTTGTTTATATCAGTTGAATTGATTCCCCAATATTTAGGATTTACTTTACTTTCCAGAACCTTCCTATGTACTACATAGAGTTGACCTTCATTCTCAAATAGTTCTTTATTCATAACCTTTATTAAACAATTACACTGGACAAAGCAATACTTAATTAATCTTAATTTCTACTGGTTTAGCTTCTGGTACAATTGGTACTAATATACTTAGTAAACCATTGTTCAGTGTAGCTTCTATTTTCTTCAAATTGTACTTTGGAGAAACCTTCCAGCCTAAATTAAAAGCACGTCTAGCTATGCCTTTGTGTATATAATTTACATCGTCTAATGACGAATCTTTTTCATGTGAAACTTTTAGCAAATTGCTATCAGCTTCTATCTTAATATCACTTTTATCTAAACCAACTGCAGCAATATCAAAAATCAAACCGTCTTCTGTAGTATATATGTCTACTGGATAGTTTGGTTTTGTGTCTGTAAATGATTTAAAAAATGAATCTGTCTCGAAGAAGTTCCGAAACAACAAATCTGTAGGTAATAACCTTTCTTGAAATAATAAATTTCCCATATTAAATCTCCTTAAATAATTTAAATTTGTTAAATGCCTTGTCCAGTGCATTTGTAAGAGTTGTTGGCTCTATGTTTCCCCCATCTCTCAGTATATAAATATCTATTAATTAACTTTTTCTTCATGTTTTTACTACATTTTTCTCAGTGTTTCATACATGTCATCATCTAATTGGTCTCTAATATCCTTCTTTCTAGTGAATTTTATCTTAGAACCTTTTCCAAATAGATTTCCAACAGTTAAATAGAAACAATTATAACACACTACCTGAAGATTGTCCAAACTGTAATTTGTTTTATCTCCATCTATTGGTGTTAGTAGTAGTGGTATTGTGTAATCAGTAATCCTTCTCTCTTCAAAACCACAACACTCACACTTTTCTTCTTTCATAGCTTCATTAAATAGTCTAGTCTTTAATTTAAAGAATGGATAACCTTCCACTTTACCATCTAGAATATCTTGTAGCTTGTACTTATTGCCTCTGAATACAGTATGGTTTCTAGTAATACCTTTACCATTAGGATTACAGTGTTTTTCATACAGACTAATACCATCATCATCAAAGTACTGACTTGCATACTTCTTATAGGTAATTTTATTTATTCCTAAAAATTTTGCAGCCTGAGCGTTAGACAGAGTGTGTTTCATTGCACGTCTGACATCGCTTTCAAGTACTATTTTTGGAGGTCTACCATTCAGCTTCATCTGATAATTCTCCAATAGGTAATACATAATCTTGAATAGTACTATTCTCAATATCTAAAGCAAATCCTCTATTATTTCTCTTTTCAATCCTTTCCCAATGCTCTACTACTACAGCATTATGGTAAGCATCGACTACCGTATCTGCATACTGTAAATCTTTGTACTTGTCAGATATAATATTTTTACCTTCTACCTTAATACAATACCCAGCATTTGGATTGAAAGAAGTCTTAGCACCTTTGTGCAATTTAAGAACTTTCTTTTTGTTATCTTCAAATTTATGTATTTTTATTTCCTGTCTATTCATAAGCTTTTAATTTTATATTTAATAAGTTGTACAAGCCGATTAGTTTTTTACTAAATTCAATATCTTTATACATCTTATCAAAGTTTTCTATATACTTCCTAGCTACTTGTAATTGTTCCGTATTCTGACAACTACTTATTATGCTAATACCTTTACTATACGCTTCTTTCATCTCTAATCTCCAAATGGTTGATTGTTCTGGTCTATCTCATCTACTTCGCTAATCCAATCTTTTGGAGCTCTATTTCTATTGTACTGGTTTACTAGATACTCTTCGTCTTTGAATAATCCATCATCCTCTTCCCAAAATTCTTCTACAGCTTCTTTCATTCCATTATCTTCTAATCTAGCAAATTCGTCTGAATGTATTATTACTTCTACAAGCCCTTTAATATGATTCAGTGAATAGTACATGCCGGGATAAACTTTACCCCTTACTGCGTCTTCCGTTTTAATCCAAATTTTTACTTTCATTAGTTATATCTCACTTTTAAATCTTGTATACTATCCAAGAATTTTGTTATACTAAGTTTATTACCTTTTTCATTTACAATAGTAATGAGTTCTAATTTTTCTGGGTCTGTCTTTATTAAGTTCATTAGTATTACTAAGCCTCTTGCGCCCCAAAATACTCCAAAGCCATTATCTTCACCTAACTCATTCTCTTCATGTTGCCAATCATCTCCTGGCATTAAAATGTAGTACTTCATGAAGTCTTTTTTAATATGTTCATTAGTACCATTCTTTCAATAGTCTTAACTAAATCAGCCATAGTCATACCCTTTGGTATTCCGCCAATTTGAGTTAGAATCTGACCATTTTTCCTAAATATAAAATGCGGTAGTATAGGACAATTCTTTCTCTCTTCAGGAGTTAAAGAAGTATTTTGCACAACAATTAAATCTAATTTGTACTTTTCTAAC